CAGCAAACCTCTGTATGGTCATCTTGACGCTTCCCTTTGGTCTTCCTCTTCCTCTTTTTTCCATTTTGTCCTCCTTGGAATGGATTAGTTCATTTTAGCTTTTTCTGAGGGTAGGGTGTACCACAAATATCTACCAACCCAACCTACCCCCTCCCCCCCCTACTGTATGCCCATCCACCTAGGGTTTACCCTTAAGGGTTTATACCTAAGGGTAGGGTTTCTACCTAAGGGTTTACCCTAAGTTTTGCGTTATGTTAAGTTGTTATGTTAAGTGGAGAAAGAGCAAAAGAGTTGGAGGGTGCTTTCCAGTACTACTTGAGCTTCTATCCATTCCTACCAATTCCATTTCAGTTCCCCTTCCTTCCCTCTATCTATCCCTTGTCTTACTCCCTATTGGTTCATCTGTTAAGGGCTGATCCTTTATCCTCGGGTAGGTTAGTTACGAACCCTATTGTATCCAATGGGTCTTCTGTTCTATAGCCTATAGAGTGGAGATGATGGTACAGGGCTAACAAGTTCTCGAAACCTTGGCTGATGTTGCCTTGTCCAGCGGATAAAAGTATTTGCAGCTTTGGGTTGTCTAGTTTTCTTCGGAACTGGACTGTATCTGCCTTTGGGGGTCTAGCCATGCTTCTAACCTCTCCAGTAATTAAATTAAATTAATTGTACTTTATTAGGGTTTATCCCTATTTTTTTTGTCTGTCAATGAATTAATATTCATTTAACCGAACTAGCGGAACTAGTGACTCTAAGGGTGTAAACAATGAACTTCTTTAAATCTGATCTCTTCCTTGACCTGGCTACTGCTGTTGTTGTCGGTCTTGCCCTCTGCGTTGGGCTGCTTGCTTACTTTGACGTATTAGTAAAGTAAACCTTTTGTATTCTAGAATGGTGATTTAGAGGGGCTATGCTCGATGAGATTCCTGATAGTCTCGTTAAGTGCCTCTATCTGATCCATCTTCCTTATCGACCACGCTCTTTTTTGCCCATGCCATCCAAGTACAGGATTCCGGTGGCAGTCTACACATAGGGCTATACAGGTGTATTGGAGACCCTGTTTGAAGTGATGGGCTTCTGATGGCCCTGATGCCTCGCATACTGAACATGGGAGACTTTTAACCCTTGCCAGGTGCAATCTCTCTTTTGCGTTCAGCTTGTTGTTCATTGGGTTGCTTTGATTTCCATTCGGGCTGAGTACTGCTCTGTTCTATACACCTCAATGCGTGTTTGCGCTGCGGTCATTAGCCAACGATAACGCTCTTCCAATTCGACTGCTTCCCTTATGCCTTCCAATATCTGAATGTAATCAGGGTGAGCATAGGCGTAGGTTTCCTGTTTTCCAAGCACTTCTGTCCCTGCCTGGCTCATGAGCTGAGCCTTGCGACTCTTGCGAAACTCCTCCAAAAACATCCGACTAGCCTTGGCCTTGGAATAGAGAGGGGCAGTGTCAATCAAGAATTGCACCGCCTTGTGGGGGTTATCGCTCATGCTTGTCCCTTTGCTCGAATAATTTCCGATAAATAATTTTCAAATCCTATGTTTTCATCAACAATCTTTGCACACGCCTCACGCTCATGCTCTGCTACCAGTTTGGCAAAGCGCACAAGTCCATCTTCATCAAACTTCAGACCGCTTACAGTGTGTTCTATTGCCAATTTAACAATGTCGTCTTTGGTCATACATCCTCGGTCTTGTAGTTGAGCTTATGGTGCTGAAAACGCATTGCTGCCTCGCACTCCAACTCTTTGAATGCTTCATCGCTAAATAAACCGATGACATTGCGAGTTTCAAACCAAACCTCTTTAATGGACTCGTTATATGTGCCATCCTCGTCTGATGAATACTCATAAACGACAGTAACCACTTCGCTACCAGCACCCACTGTTGTGTCAAATTCCCAAGTTGATTCCATGATGTAACTCCTGTTAAAAATTAAATGTTATTCCTATTTTTGAGTGTTTTGAATAGGGATAAACCCTTAGTCCAAGCATTCTTTTACGCAAATATCAACACCTGGCAGAGTTGAATAAACCTTAGTAACGTGTATGTTTATGATCTGCGAGTCGTCATGGTAGACAACTGAGTTCATGCCATCTTCTACGCTCTTAAGGATATTACTTGCGTCAGGCTTCTTCGTTGGCTTCTCTGACCCATTAGAAATGGCTTCTAGACGCTTTTTAGTGCATGACTTAGGGATTGGTACTCTGATGTACAAATAAAGGCTTACAGGGGTTTCTAGTGGTTCTGAGCTACCCATTGCCTCGATTGCAGCATCTTTGATTAAAGTCTCATAGGTTCTTGTCTTCTCAGGGGTGTAGGTTTGCACAAAGTTTCCCCTCTTGACGTATCTAGCCCTTTGTTTGCCAACAGGGTTAGCGTCTACTTTGAAAGTCACCATGAATGTCATTTTAGGATTCTCCATGCGGTAGCTGCACACAAGGGGACTTGTCCATTACCAATGGCTTTAAGTCTGTCCACCCTAGAGGCCACCCCATGAGCCACTCGACCCACATCGGGTTCAATGTGCCACCAATCGGCTTTTGTTCCGTATGTTGGACTGCATTTGGCAGTTGGCCCAGATGCGCCCTCAAACCCTCTTCTATTTTCTTGTTGGTTGTCTCTAAAGAATTCGCCCCTTTGTAATCTCTCGTTGTAGGAGTAGGCCAATGTTGTATGTCGCCCAACTTGATTAAATTCTTCCCTTGTTTGGGCCTGAATTGGGCTTTTTGCCAACTCTCTTTGCTTCGAGATATTGAATCCATTACTGTTGGAGTGGGCCATTTGTTCATCTTGACTGCTATTGTCAAATCCACATCGCCCTTGCCATAAAACTTCTTCTCCATCATTTTTTGGCTGTGACGAACTATTCCGTCTATTGCTTTTGGAGTTGGCCATCTTTCCGACAATCCAAATTCTGTCCCTCTGATGGTTTGCGCCAACATCTGCTGCTCCCAACACTCCCCATCTCGCATCAAACCCCATTGAGGCCAAGTCTCCAAGAACTCTTCCAAGTCCCCTAGAAGTGAGCATTGGTGAGTTTTCCACGAACACGAATCTGGGCTGTACTTCGTGAATGATCCTCGCCATTTGTCCCCACATACCTGATCGCTCTCCGTCAATCCCTGCGCCTCGCCCTGCGGCTGAGATGTCTTGGCATGGAAAGCCTCCAGATACAACATCAACAATTCCTCTCCACGGCTTTCCGTCAAAGGTTTGAACGTCATCCCAAATCGGGAAAGGCGGGAGAAGCCCGTCATTTTGTCTGGCGCACAGTACTCTTGCGGGGTACTGCTCCCACTCGACTGCACAGACTGTTCTCCATCCAAGGAGATGTCCCCCAAGTATTCCTCCACCAGCACCTGCGAATAAAGCCAGCTCATTCAATTTGTCCTTCTTTCATTTGACGCATATAAAACCTGACTCGATCTCTTGCTCCTGATCCATAGACCTTTTCGCAACGCTCAAGCCTGGCACGAACAAAATCATTGTCTCTCAGGGATTGCCAAGTTCGGTATATTTCCCTTGCTTCGGCTTTCTCTAAAACAACTCTGTCTCCTGCATTGGAAATGTTTTTTCTACTGTATGCCATAGGTATATACCCTACTCATCTAAGTCGCCAGTTAGGATTAACGCTTCAGTAATGAGACGTACGGGATATGGTACGCCTTCCTTAACTCTGTCTAGCAGTCTCATGGCTTCAAAGTAGTTCATGCTTTAGTTTCTTTTCTAGAACATAAGACCAAACCGCACCGCCTGAAACCTTGGCTACAAATTGAAGCGCAACAATTTCAGGCATCAAAGCACCAAACGCAATCGTTGGGAAAAGTAGCGAGTCAACGGCAGCACCAGCAGTATTTGAAACATTGGCTCGTTTAATCCATGAGCCTGTGGTTTTTACAAAAATAGCCCAATCAACTATGGAAGCCGCCAAGAACGACACCGCAGAAGCTACTGCAATCATTCCTGAAGCAGGGTTTAAGCCGTAGGTGATTAAGCCAGTTCCGATAATCAAGCCACCCATTTGCCAAGTTTTAAGCCTGAAATGAAGCCAATCTCTCAAAGTCAGATCAAGTCCAATCAGTAAAAAAGCATTGATTGCGGTTACTGATGGGCCGAATGTCGCCACCAAAAGGTTTGCTGCAATCATTGCCACGGCATAAGCTATTAAAGCAAAGATCATAATTTTCTTTCTGTTTGGATAACAACGCCATGATGATTGGCAGTTAAAGTCTGCTCACCACCAAAAAATACAAACAATTCATCTGCTATTCGCTCATGGAATGCTGATGTGTATTTACCTACTTCTTCTAGGATTTTCTCAACCATTATTTGCTCAGAATGTTTGATTTCCAATTGATAAACTATTTGTTTGTTGTTTATTGGGCATAACGCAATAAACTTAGTTGTGTATTTGTTCATAAAAATGTTTCTTGCTCCATTGGTTGATAAAAATTCCATTGCGAAGGTGCATTAAATGCCTCGATCCTTGAACGCATAACTTGCGCTCTGGCTTCTTTGGTTGGCGGCAGATAATTCCCATGCTTCCAATGAACATCAATGCCAACATTTCTGCCAATATTGGTACTGTCTGCTGATGAAAATGGTAATTTGGTAAAGATTGCAGGGTCTAGCATCCTCAAACCATGAAGTTTGCAAGCAGGTCTTCCCATGTCATCACAAATAACTCTCATGGCTTGACCCATCTTGACCCACCATTGGGATGTTCCTACTGTAGAAAACTCCCCAGAACTACCAATGCAGACCCGCACATAGGTGTTTGCAAGTTGTTCAAGTCTCTCTAAAGATTCATGCATATGCCAAACTGGTGCGCCAAACCATGTCGGCAGTGGACAATCTTTAAGCAAGGCATCGTTGTCTGCTTCAGTTCCATCAATAACGTCAGGAATTACTGCAAAGTCGCAAGAAGGAATTTTCTTTAGATTAAGTGACCAATCGTAGAAAGGCTGCCAATCTTGGATTGGATTGCCAGATCGCCAGGCAGAGAATGCTCCATTGTCTATGGCGAAAGACTGACACACCTCAATTGCTATAGAAAGCTGGTCAGAATGAGCAAACGAAACAAACGCATGACCATTCTCAATTGCTTTGACAGCTACTGTGGCAGGAGTTATTGGCAAGCCGTGATAGTGGATCATGCTCTTCCCCTTATTTGAGCCATCCTAGCCAATGTTTCTAGCGGAATAGGTGCTGCTTTTTTCGCATCTTCTGCAATCTTCAGCAAAGCAGGGTCAGGCTCATTTGATGGCGCAACAGTGAGCCTTACTTTGTCAGCAGGGTTTGGCTTAACAATCCACTCCGCTTTTAGACCTTGGCTGCTACGATTGCACCATTCAATCAAAAACTGCTCAAGTGTCCAGCCTAGTTTTTTGGCTTCAACTATTGCCCCATCAAGAACTGTTTTAGTAATCGGGGCTTTCTTGGACTTACGCAAAGTAACCCAATCATCCCAAACTTGCTGAGAAACATCTGAAGGACAAGCAACGATAGTTGCGCTCTCTCTCTTTGGTTTATGGTTAGTGGTTAATGGTTTATGGTTATTGGTTGCATCGTGTATCGATGATGTGGACATGATGGGTACATCTTGTGTCCTCAATGTATTGATGTATGTGTCTAGTGTTCCATTCGTAAAGTGTTGAATATAAACATCTTTTTGAACAACAGACTTAAGACTTTGGTTGTCCCTGATGAACGCACCATAAGCAGAAGTACCCTGATGAGCCTTATATTCTTCAATTTCCTTGTTTGCCCTTGGGTTTACAAAGCCATTATCTGTGGACAAAAAGAACTCATTAAGCACTGTTAAAACATCTTCTTCATGCTCCCTCATGCCGATCTGACGAGCAGCATCTCGATGTTTTATGGGTTGTTCATGGAGAAAATAGAAGTCTAAAAGTCTTCTGTATGCCAGGTCTTCCAGTAAAGAAAGATGGCGAGTGTGACTCATGTAGTCACCAATGTGAAACTTGTAAAAGTGCATAAATTTTCCGCTTTTTAAACACCCTTAAAGAAGAAACTGCGGCAGGAGAAGGGATAACTCTTTTCGGCAGGATAATTACTCCCTGCCTAGCCGTGTTTCAAAACATTGTATCAAATAAATTGATTATTTGTGATTTCATTTGTTGGTTTTCTGCCAAACAAACGAATAGCTTGGGCGTTCATAGAAGCATATTCAGCCTTAGTGAAGATGCCTTTAGCGTTTCTAATGTCAAACGGGTTTAGCAGATCACGAGGTTCTTCAACCTTTTCAGCCTCAATCATGTGCGGAGCTAGGGTGTACTGAGAAACCCAAGACCTACCCATCTTAATTTTTCCAATTTTTAATTTCTTCTTGTAGCTCATCTTTGTGCAACAAGCAGCAATAGATAGTCTTGGGATGCCAGTTAAGTCTTCTATTTGATAGGAAGTAAGTGGCCCATTTTGTAATGCTCTTATAACTGCATCTTGGGTCATTGGTAAAGTTCCTGAATGTTGATGGGGCGGTTTATGTGGTTTTCTAGTGTTCTACAGAGTAAAGCTGTCACTGCGGCATTGAAGTCCTCTGGTTCGGTTACATAAGCATTAGCCATTGTGATTGCGTAATCAAGCAATGTTTCTGCACAAGTTTGTTCAATTTGTTCGATGTTCATAAGAGGGAAGAGAAGGAGAAAAGGGGACAGAGGGACTATTTATTAATAGGACAAGTCTTTTTAGATTAGCATAGAAAAAAAGTTGCGTAAATTAGGGAAAACCCCTATGTAAATTCAGGAATCCATGTGGCACATTATGGGTGTGGGCAAACAATAGTCCACGTTTAACAGGAGTTAATATGCCAATTCTTAATGGAAAAAAGGTTGTAGACCTAGAGATAGATGGAGTAGATAGTAGAGACTTTCCAGACTTCTCTGATGCCTACTTTTCAAGTGGATGCTACGAAGATGGAACATCACTGACAGAAGATGAGTTGAATAAACTTACCGATCTAGCGGGTGATGTTCTGTGGACAATGGCTTATGAAAGTTTCCATTGAAAACACTATTCCAAACCTATTTGTCAGAGTTCTCAGACATACACTACTGCCCCTATTGCCTGGCAATCAAAGGGGATAAAATAGTTTGTTGCCAAGAAGCAGACTTTATCGAGTTCAAGGATTTATATCCTGAACAACAAAAAGAGATTATTCAACAAGAGTTAAACGAAAATCAAAGGAGTTAATATGTCAATAGAAGCGTTACTTAAAAAGAACGTCAACGATCACGTTGAGAAGAAGAATGGCTTGTCCTACCTATCATGGGCGTGGGCATGGGCAGAAGCCCTCAAAGCCGATCCAAAGGCTTCCTACAAGATAGAAATGTTTGGCGACAAGTGTTTCATGGATATCAATGGCACGGCAATGGTTTTCGTTACTGTTACCATGTTTGATAAGCCAATGACCTGTCAGCTTCCGGTTATGGACTACAGAAACAAGGCCATCCCAAACCCTGATGCTTTCGCAGTTAACACGGCAATCATGCGTTGTATGACCAAAGCTCTGGCACTACATGGACTCGGTCTATATTTGTATAGTGGCGAAGACGTCCCCGAAGAGGGTAGATCAGTAGTGATTACACCCACTCAAGGCGCACAAGATAACATTCCCATTGAGGAATTAAGACACCTAGAGGAATTAGCAATGGAACTGATTGCTACTTGTGAACAGGGTGATCCAAGGTCAGCTTGGGTAAAATTGGAGGAGCAGAACCTAGATTCAGAACAAAAAGTGGCTCTATGGACTCTGCTTCCTAGTAAAGTGCGCGCAGCGTTAAAGAAAGCAAAGGAAATCTAAATGGAAAATCGTGATAAATCAGGTGTTTTGTTCAAAAACGACAGAAAAGAATCAGAGAAACATCCTGATTACAAAGGATATCTAACAGTCAATAATCAAGAATTCTGGCTTAGTGCATGGATTAAAGAAGGCAAGACCGGAAAGTACATGGGGTTAGCAATATCTCCTAAAGAAGACTATCAGCCCAAACAAGCCCCTAAGAAGGCAAGTATTGCAGACGAAGATTTGCCTTTTTGAGTTAATATAAACCTGAGGGGAGAGCTGTGCAAAGGATTTTCCTAGCTTGCAGACGAGCAGTTTTCCCCTCACCTAATGGGAGTTAATGATGAGAGATATTTTTAATAACATGAAGCAGTCAATGGACAGATTCTTTGGTACAGAAGCATTTAAGTTGGTACGCAAAGAAGACCCCACAACAAGCC